TAACGAAATCAATAAGCGTGCTAACGCTGCAATCATTGGTGGTCTCGGTCAACAACGTGGCCTAGAGTTTGGTGCTGGTGCTGCTGAACGTATCGGTACGTTCCTTGGTGGTGACCAGAATCTTACGGGCACACAGGCTGAACCTATTCTTGGTGAGATCGCTGATGTGCAACGTTCCACTGGTCGTCTTGCACAGTTAGAAAAAGGAACATTGACTGCTGAAGAAACAGCACTCGCACAGTTGGATCTTGATACTGAAGCGAAACGTAAAGTGAAGGGTTTGCAGTCTCGTGAACGTGCACGGTTCGGTGGTACTGGTGCTTTCGGTTCTAGTGCGTTAAGTAGTTCAGGTAAAGTTTAACGGAGAGTCACGTAGGTGACGTAAGGTTCACGACCTTACTCTCCACTCCTAGCCAGATCGGTCGGCCCTGGCAGTGTTAAGAGTCCGATAGTCACAGCCATCACTTCTTCCCCAAGTTGTGGTGAGGGTGGCGTTTAACCTATCAATGAATAGTAAGGGAGTATGTATGTCTGAATATGATTGGGACGATGATGAGGATTTCTCAGGCGCGTCTAATGATTCTAATGCAATGAAAGAGTTGCGGAAAGCCCACCGTGAAGCGCAGAAGCGTAACAAGGAAATGGCTGCACAGTTGGAGTCGTTACAGTCTTCACTTCGTGAACGATCCGTTCGTGACATTTTGGATTCAAAGAACATACCTGCAAAGGTTGCTGCTTTGGTTCCGAAAGATATTACATCCGCTGAGGATGTTGAATCTTGGCTGGCTGAGTTTGGTGATGTGTTCGGCTTCACTAGTCAAGACTCAAAACAGGATGAAAGCACACCAATCGTGAATCCTGAATTGGAAAAATGGTCCCGTATTTCTTCTACACAATCTAGTGGTGAAGCATATAACGGGGACAATGATCAAATGAGTGCTTTGATTAACGCCGCAACAACTGTTGAGGAGTTGAACAAGCTCTTGCATGGCAATTCTACTGGTCCTTTGGCTATGTAATTGTCCTGTTTGTCCTTTTATTAACTATTTATTTGGAGGTGAATTCCTACTATGGCTAATGCCTACACTGGCACTAGTGCCATGAGCAATCTTGTCAAGGCTGCTTATGACCGTTACGTTGAATTCGCTTTGCGTTCACAGCCCATGTTCCGCGACCTTGCGGACAAGCGGCCTGTGCAGCAAGCGATGCCTGGTTCGTCTGTTGTTTTCTCACTGTATCAGGATCTTGCCGCTGCAACGACAGCGTTGACCGAAACGGTTGACCCTGATGCTGTTGCATTGAGCAACCCTAGCACTGTTTCTGTTACTCTGAACGAGTACGGCAACGTTGTGTTGGAAACAAAGAAGCTTGCAGAGTTCTCATTCTCGGATGTTGATCCTGCTATTGCTAACATTATCGCATACAACATGGCTGATTCTATCGATAAGCTTGTTGTTAACGAACTCATCACGGGAACAAACGTCCTGTTCGGTGGCGATGCTACCGCCACGAATGAGGTTATTGCTGCTGATGTGATGACTGGTTCACTTATCCGCAAGGCTGTTGCTAAGCTTCGTGCAGGCAACGCTGTTCCTCGTGATGGAATGCTGTACGCAGCATACATGCACCCTGAGGTTTCGCATGATCTGCGTTCCGAAACTGGTGCTCTTGCATTCGAGGATGTGCGTAAGTACACCGATCCTAACGTTGGAAACATCTTGAATGGTGTCACTGGCGTTTACGGTGGTGCATACGTTGTGGAAACCCCACGTGCGTACACCGCAACTGATGGTGCTGCTAGCGCCAAGGTTTACCGTACGATTATTGCTGGACAGCAGGCTCTCGCTGAGGCTACTGCTGTTGAGCCTGGTGTTGTTATCGGTCCAGTGGTTGATAAGTTGATGCGTCAACGCCCACTTGGTTGGTACTCACTGCAAGGCTGGTCAGTGTACCGCGAGGCTGCATTGTACCGTGTGGAGACTGGTTCGTCCATCGCCGCATAGTTGTGTTGGTGGGGGTCACTGTAATGGTGACCCTCATCACCTTCTTTAATACTACTATTTTTAAGGATTTACTGTGGCTGATAATCTTCCTAACATTATTGAGAACCAGTTGCTTGATGCCCTCGTTGGTACTGCTACTTATTCTGTGACTACCCCTATTAAACTTGCTCTTGTTACCGCTAATGGTGATGATGCTTCTGCTGGTACTGAAGTTACTGGTGGTTCGTATGCTCGTCAAACGGTTACGTTTGGTTCCGCTTCTGGTGGTTCCATCACTAATGGTTCCGCTATTTCTTTCACTAACATGCCTGCTGTGACGGTTGTTGGTATTGAGATTTATGATTCTGCTGGTTCGCCTAAGCGTTTAGCCTACGGTGCGTTGACTTCTTCACGTACGGTTACTGCTGGTGACACGGTGCAGTTTGCTTCTAGCGCCATTACTCTTAGCTTGGCTTAATGTTTGATATTACCGATAAGGTTGTTACCCTTCTCGGCTTCCCACAATTGTTGGATGGGGAGTATGCTGGTAGTGGTGAGTCTTCACTCACTTCTGACGCTAATATCACTGCTTTTGCGGAAGCCTCTTTAAGCGCGAATACGGGCTTAACTTCTGCTGCCGTCATCCGGGTACAGGGTGCTGCGGCTATGTCGTCTACGTTGACGATAGAGGTTTCTGAGACTATTGTGTACGCTGCTGCAAGCATCGTTATCGGTGAGTCTGATCTTGAAGCAACATCAACAAGACTATTCTTCGTAACCAGTACATTAGACTCTCAGTCTAGTTTAACTGGTGAACCTGTTCTTGTAAACATTGCAACGTCGCGTCCGCTATCTGGACAGTCAGTGTTGTCTGCAACAATGTTCCAACCACTAAACATTCTCAACCTACCTGTCGTTGAATACGTGTACACGGATGATCGACTATTGAAACGTTACGGTATTAATAGTGGACAGTCACTCACTATTACTGGAACCGTTGGACGCATAGTTGAATTCCAGACTGGTACGGAAATTGAAGAAGCAGACTACTACTACGGTGGTGGACGTAGGCACGTGTTAACTGATACTGAAGTTACGGCTGTAGGAAATGCTGGCTTCGGTGATCTCATATCTATTGAAGGAGTACCTAGTGGCGTGTAGATCGAACTGTGCTACACAAGATCATGGATCTTTCGGGGCTTGTGCCCGTGCAGCAAACATTAAAGTAAGTGCAGTGATGGTGTCACCACAACGACCAATGTTTGATCGTACCAAAACTGAACTATCAGCATATGATGCTGCACGCCGTAACGGTATACAACCTGAGGGAACAACATTGACTAAAGTGAAAGCTGCCGAGAATGCTAGTCGTGCTTTGGGTCGTCCTTATAATGCTGATGTTGATCCACCAGCGAACATGATTGTTAATAAAGATGTTGCACGTTTCGTGAATGCTGGTGCCTGATGACTACTTTCGCTGAAATGATTGACGACACTATAGTTCAATTAACTGGCTACAGCACTTTCCAGGATCAAGCAACATACCTTGTGGAAGACATTAACAGTTCCACAACAAGTATTCCTGTTGCTGATGCTACAGCAATATCCCGTGGTCTGATTGAGATTGGTTCCGAACTGATCCAAATTGATGCCATCAATAACGCTACAGCAGTGTTGACTGCACCACCATACGGTAGGGGGTATCGGTCTACTACTGCCGCTGCCCACACCAGTGGAACTAGGGTTGTGTCATCACCAATGTTTCCACGTAACATGGTGAAGAAAGCAATCAATGATGCTATTAAAGCAGTGTATCCTGAAGTGTTTGCTGTAGGTTCAACAACATTCAGTTTCCAACCTTCCATCACTGCATATAATCTTCCTGCTGGTGCACTTGATGTGCTTCAAATCAGGTGGCAGTCCACTGGTCCTTCTAAAGAATGGCTACCTGTACGCAGGTTCGATGTTGATAAGCATGCTTCAACAGACGTGTTCACTAATGGTGTTGCAGTAAACGTGTATGACGGTATCACTCCTGGTCGTAGTATTAAAGTAACGTTCACTAAAGAACCTGAACCTCTCGTTAACGATAGTGACGTGTTCACTACAGTAACAGGGTTGCCTTCTTCTTGTGAAGATCTTATCCGTTTCGGTGCAGCCTACAGGCTGGTACCGTTCTTCGATTCAGCTCGTTTGTCTGGTCAATCTGCCGAGTCTGATTTTGGTGGTGCCAACAGGCAGCCTTCTGGTGCATCACAGTTGTCCCGTTTCCTTCTGCAAATGTATCAGGTTCGTCTTGCTGAAGAAACTAAAGGTTTACAGTCCTTGTTCCCTGTCCGTAGCCACTACACACGTTAGGTTAAAATATGGCTCGTAGATATTATTCAAGTACAGCGGCGCGTACAACGCTTTCCGCTGGTGTCACTAACGTGGCTACCACTATTGGTGTTACTGCTGTTAGTGGATGGCCTGAGTCGTTTCCTTACACTCTGATTATTGATCAGGATACGATTAATGAGGAAGTTGTTACGGTCACTGGCCGTGCTGGAACAACTCTGACTGTTACTCGTGGTGTGGATGGGTCAACTGGTGTTGCTCATTCTGCTGGTGCAGCAGTTAATCATGGTGTTTCTGCTCGTGATTTTGATGAGCCTAACGCCCACGTTAATACTGATGTGAAGCATGTGCTTGTTGTTACTTCAGGCACTCGACCGGGTTCACCTTCTGCTGGTCAGGTTATTTTTGAGACAGATACGGCATCATATTTTGGTTGGAATGGTACGGCATGGGCACCTATTGGTGGTGCCGGTGGAGCTGGTTTACAAGACGTTTTCTTTTTGATGGGAGCATAAGCAATGGCAACAGCATACAAATATTCACAGGTTCAAGGGACATCCTCAACTGGAACGTACGCAACCTTATACACGACACCTGCTGCTACTGAAGCAGTGATCTCGTCCCTCGTGATCACTAACCAGTCTTCAAGCGCGATTACTGTACGGATCGGGTTGGACGCTACCGCTGGTACTCCGGGTGCCAGCGAGTGGCTCGTGTATGACGCTGCTATTGCTGGTAATGACACGGTGGCTTTGACACTTGGTGTGACGTTGGATGCCGCGAAGTTTGTGCGTGTGTCTTCGTCTGCGAATACTTGTAACTTTAGTGCGTTTTTGTCGGAGATTTCATAGCGATGGCTATCAATTCGTTTGCTCGTTCTGGGTTGAGTAGGGTTTCTTCTCCGAGTAATGCGGTGATTGATGGTTCTCCTACGGGTACTTACACGGATTCTGGTGTGGATTATGCTTATTTTACCTTCAATTCTTCTGGTACTTTGACTGTTACTTCTGCTGGGTTTGTTGATGTGCTCGTGGTCGCCGGAGGCGGCTCGGGCGGCCCGGCTTCGTCTTACGGTCGTGCGGGCGGTGGTGGAGGCGCAGGCGGGTATTTATCTGTCGCGTCTGCCTATTTAAGCGTCAGCACACACAGCGTAATCGTCGGGGCGGGTGGCCCTTCCGCTTCCAGTTTGGATAGAAACCCCGGCACGGCGAGCCTCATTGGGCCTTACTCTTCCCCGGGAGGAGGCGCTGGCGGCCCCGGGAGTTGGGTTAACGGCGGTTTGACTGGCGGCTCAGGTGGCGGGAGTGGGGCAACTGGCGGCTCATCAGCGGGCGGATCTGGTGTGTCTGGTATCGGGACGTCTGGCGGTCAGGGCTACTCGGGGAACTTCGGATCTGGCGGCTCAGGTGGCGGGAGTGGAGGCGCAGGTTCTAAT